TGGGCATTTTTTTCTATCCAAGAAAAATTAAACCAACACTCAACTCAACTAAAAATTATGGAGAAGGATCTTACAGAGAACACGGCTTTCCGAATAGGCTGGCCCCGTGGACTTTTGGGGAGTCTTCCTGCTGACTCCGAACAATTTATGCTTATCGAACATATGAGTGGGCAAGTAGAAAAAATAGAAGTAGCAATGCAGGATATGATGTCAAATACCGTTAACATTGAACGTTTACAAAAGGATGTAGAAAAGATATTATCTGACATTGAAAAATTAAAAGATAAGCAAAGAAATTTTGCTAATGGAGATCACCAATGATAGAAGTTGTATTCGCTCTACTTTTAATAATGGACAATCAAATTATTGAGCATCGTATCCAGCCCAGTTTATCCCAATGCCTCAAAGGCAAACGTCATGCTTCTAGAGCTGACGCAGGAAATACTCGGATACAACATACATGTATTAAATCTAAAGCAGAAGTAGAAATAAATATAGATGGTTCAAAAACAATTAAAAAACTTATTTTAGAATAGGGTTGTAACTTAATATACACGTGAGGTTCATGGTTAAACCTCTTAATAACTTAGGAGTAGAGATGCTGAAAAAACTTTTAAAATTTATTTTATATCCCTTTAAAAAATTCTTAGATTGGTTAGCCAGCGGGCTACCACCAGGAGATAAATAATGAGTAACTGTAATACATGCCACCATAATTGTCATTGTGGTGAAGAATTTCATACCGATGAGTATGGTGTATGTACATGTGAATCGTGTAATTGTAATAGCAAATAGGAGAACATACAATAATGATTAAATTTACTTTAATAATATGGGTGTGTTCTTTTTTAGAAACTGGACCTGCCTGTTTACCCCCAATAGAACTTAAGCAAGTATATAATAGTTGGTATGAGTGTTCCCGTGGGGCACATAAAGAATCTGCAATTATGTTATCAAAATTAGGATATAAATATGTTAATGAGCATCAGATACTTACAAAGTATGCTTGTGCAGAATTACCATCTACCATTTAATTTCTTAATAGTATGCCAAAGCCTATAAAGAAAAAGAATTTAATGGCATTATTATTAAGTAGTCCACTATTTAGATTAAGAAAGTTACCTAATAAAAAAAAATATAATAGAAAAAAACAATCAAAGATAAGGGGATAAAACCATGAATATAGTTTATCAAGATATTGGTGATAAAATATTACTAATAACTTATGAGAGTATAGAATTTTATAAACCAAAATCTATGTATTTAGATCAGTCAAATGTGCTTAATAATAAACAGTTATATCATGATACAAGTTTAGCCTCATATATTAAGTCAGATCCTATATTTATAAAAGAACAACAACTAAGAAATATAGATAGTATTAAACAACAATTATTATATGAATTAGATATATTAAAAAATGACTAGAGCAGGAGTAGTACAAGAACAGACAGATAAATTAATTAAAAATTAAAAAAGGGGAGAAGCTATTAACTCCCCCCCACACTAGGCAACAACAGGGCACCTTTACGGGTGCCTTTTTTTTTGGTGCAACTTCTTCACGCCAAAACTTTTAAACTACAATAGGCCCTTCCTTAATCATACGTTCTCTTCTTTGTGCTCTTTCAGAAGGCTCAATACTTTTTTTAATATCTTCTAAATTCCAATCAGGGTGTTTCTTTAATTTTTTAACAATCCATTTATAAGACCAGGGTTGTAATTTTAATGTACCATCACTCCAATAATAACTACTATTCTCAATTAACTTCTCAAGGTTCTCACGGGTAACTTTAGGGTGGTCTTCCTTTTTAATTACTTCTTTAATCCACTCAACTAAAATAGCCCGTGCCTTACTTCTTATTTGTTTTTTACCCATTAAATTGTTTGTATCATCTTTTTAATATCATCTTCTAGTTTCTTACCAACACTATTAGCATGATTAATAATCGCAGCACATAGATTAGCTTGATATTTAAAATCTTTTAAAGCCTCTCTAATTTTACCCACAGGTTTTCCCCCGTAATCTATTACAATAGAGTTCTCCTTATTCAATCCAATCTTTAGTTCAAATAATAATCCTGTGTGTTTTGATATATTATTTTTTTCCATCAGAAACTCCAGGACTTGGTTTTTTAACAAAGTCCGCACCTATATTAGGATCTAATTGATTTAAAGTTGCAAACATATTCATTAGCTTTACAACTTCACCATATGGTCTTGTCATTAAATACCTCATAATATCTGTAAGCTGTACAGAATTTATTAAGTAAGTTCTGGGGTTTGCTGGTGCTGGTTTCTCCTTTGAGTTGTTAGTCATCTTTCCTTTCCTCTTATTTATTATTTTATTTTAAATGTATCTTCCCAAAAATCTTTCCAGAATTTCTGAACTTGCTCTTGATATTTTTTAGCTTGTTCAGGTTGTTCCTTTAAGAATTTTTCAAATTGTACTTTCCACTCTGCATAAGTTGGAATTTCTAATTTAAAATTGAACATGTTTCTCCTCCTATATTGTTATATTAGTTACCTTTAAATTGATAATACTTATCCTCTATTAAATCTTCATTAGATAAATATGGATTACTACCATTATTATCATAGATTTCTCTTAAATCTCTGATAGTTTGATTAAGAGTTCTGCCTTGTCTTAAACATCCACAGACTAGATCTTCTACTTCTATTACTGCTTGTTTAACTTGTCCCATTACTAACCTCCTTTATTAATCTATTTAAATACCAATCAGCTTTTTGTAAATCCTCTAATGGTTCTCCTTTAAATTTATATCTAGCAACATATTTTAAAACATTACCTTTAAGGTATCCATGATACTCATCACTAGTCATACAATCTCGTATAACATCTATAGTTTCTTTCTTACCATATTTATAATGAGCAGGTGAATTTACATTATCTATCATTCTATATCCTTTCTTACAATATGTTTTCTTAATGCCCTAACAAGTTCTTCAATTTTATCTATAACAGATATTAAATTTTTATCTGTAATATAATTAGAACTTTCTTTTAGTTTATCATATTCTCTTAAAGATATTTGAACCATTGGACTAGGTGCTTCTACCTCATTCTCATAAGTTTTATCTTCCATATAACCTCCTAACAGTTTTAATATCCACTGTCTCTATATTATAATTACCATTACTTACTTCTCTTTTAACTATCAATCCACTCCACCACATATGTTGGGTATCTTTAGCAAAATGTTCTGGATGAGTTAGATAACATCCCCCAGATAAAGCATGTAACTTTTTACCATTAGGTAATGTAGATACAGCATAATCTAATAAATGATTATGACCTACTGTTGCAGAAACTTTATGTTTATTTAATATACTTCTTGCAATGTTCTCACCAGATATAGCTGAACCCATAATACCTGAAGGTAAATGATGGGCATAATGTATACCATCAATTACTTTTATAGCTTTATAAGATACTTCTCTCCAGCCATATTTTTTATAATGAAGATCTTTTATACTTATAGATCCATCAAGTTCTGGATTTTCATCTACAAACCTATCAATTCTATCTTCATGATTACCATGAAGCATAACTTTAATAGTTTTATGTTTACCCAAACCTTTATTAAATAAAGATAAAGCATGATGTGTATGCTCCATATCTTTTTGGTATCTTCTACCTTCAAAGGATTTCTTACCTCTATCATATGTAGATAGAGAATCCATACTACAAAAGTCACCCATGCATATAACATGTGTAGCCTTTATATCTGCAGCCATTCTTCCTGCCCACAGAAATCTATCATTGCTTGCTTTGGGTGTGCAATGAGGGTCACCCATAACTAAATGTGTTGCCATTAGTTTAACTCCTTATCTCTTTTCTTTTTTAGATACTCAATAAAATCTATAACGTTATCTTCTTTATCAAATTCAGCTATAGAATTTATAGGCATACTCTTGTTGCTTTTTTTATCATCAGCAAATCCCCTTAAACCATATAAGAAAGTTGTATGTGGATCTGATGTTGCCATTTTAATCATCCCTCGTGCTATCGTACTACACAATTCATATTGTTCAGTAGACATTTTGACTTTACTATCCATTATTATACCACAGGTAAAGCCCTTTTCCCATGGGGTGATTAAAACTTTTATTGAGTTTAACTTATCAAATTTTTTATCCTTTATCATTTCCAATATCTTTCATAATTTTCATTATTATATTCTATAATCTTATATTCAAATCCCCTCTTCATACTTTTTTTACCAAAATCTTCTGCTTCTTTTTCATTATTAAATATTACATTAGTAAACAATGTATACTCTATATCCTTTTTATTTTTAAATATTATAAAATATAATATCATCGGTATAGATGGAAGGTAGACCCCTCTAAACTACCCTCCATCATTAACTAAAGTCTCATCTTTTTTAGGATTATTAACTTCAGTATACCAAACCCATTTAGGGTTCTTACCTTGCGATTGTTGCTGTGGCAACAGTTGCAATTCACTTCCCCAACAAGGAAGTTTGTATGGGCAATATGAACATACAAAGCCCAAAATTTTATTACCTGTTTTCTTTGTTCTAAATGTTTCTTCAATTTCTGAATAACATCTTTTAAATGGTTTTTTATTTTGAATACTTTTCATATTATCTTCAGCATTTTTAATTGCCGTAGCTTTATAATTATCATCTGCTAGTGGTGCCTCACATGTCAGCCATTCTCCTGTAGATTTATTAATTACAATCCACCCACCAAATGGTACCTTCTCGCTTTCACTATACAAATATCCTTGTGATACGTAACCAAAGGAATCCTCCTCTACAATTTTTTCAAAACCACCACCTAACCCAAACTTCTTTTCAAAGGAATAAGGTGATGCACTCTTAATATCCCAAACTTTTTTATTAATCTTAACATCATACCTTCCTTCAATTGCTGACCCACCAAAGTTATACTTAACACTCTTCTGCTCATCTTCTATTTTTACTCCCGCTGATTTCATTACAAATATTGCTAATGCTTCAATTAAATCTCCAAATGTATTTCTCATTTTAACATTATATGGCTGACCTTCTCCCTTAATATTTCTTGCTTCCATTTGTAATTGACACAAAGGTCTACCAATATTAGACATTCTAGGTTGAAATCCTGATTTACGTTGCTCTACAAACTGTTTGCGTAAGGCACTTTTACATGCCTCACCAAACTCCTCAACAAGTTTATCAGATATTTCTACAGGTTCTTTTGAAACCTGATTTAGATACATCTGAACTTTGTTAATTATATCAGTCATTAATTAGACAATACTTCAACTGGATCTTCAACTTGTTTTATTACCTTTGCTGACTCACCATCAGAAGATGTAGATTGACCTTTCTTGGCAGCTTTATAAAGATCAACAACTTCATCATTCTCTGTATTAATTATATCTTGAAATACAGTTAATGTTTCCATATCTTCTTTTGACATTTGTATATTAGCATCAGCATTAACAGAAATCTCTGGTGTGTAATATACATTACCACCTTTCTTCTGTCTTTTAGAATCAATTGAAAACGTAGTAGTAAACATAAGTTTTTTACGTTTATTAACTTGATCCAATGCAGAGCCTACAGGAGCAAAGGCTGTACCTGTAACTCTCCAAAGAACAGGTAGGTTAGCTATCTCATGGTCTTCACCATTAGCTTTCTTACCTTTAAAAGATAAGATACCATATAATAATCTATAACATCTTATAGTTCTTTGTTCTGCTAACTGTTCTTGTGTAAGAGATGGTCTTTCCTTAAAAGGAACCTTACCACATTTTACACCACCTAATATATCAATCGCTTCTTCTTTCCAATTTTTGAAAATTATAGAACGATTTACATATTCTCCTTTTTCAGGATCGTAATGCATATATTGCATTGCACTGATAAAAGGTCTGAAGGTAACTGGCTTACCAAAAACATTTTGGCCTACACTTGAATCATAAGTGAACAAGTGTCCTACTGGTAATTGATTACCATCGTCATCTTCAGGTGATCGATTAATTCCAAGTCTTGGTATACTTATACCATTACTAGAACCATCGTCTTGTCCGATAGCTTGTTTTATTTGCTCATCAGACATGTTATTTATATTTGCTATTTCATTTTTCATATAGCCTCCTTATTGTTAGTTATCCTTATACCATACTTTGGGGGATTTGTCAAGTATTATTTTTATAATCCTCTAAATATTAATCCTATCAAAACCCAGCCTATTAAGCCATATACTACTATTTCTACTATTAACATACTCTAGTCTCCCCCTCAGTTAACTCATATGAAAGATTTTCCATACGAGCAAACCACATTAAATAACTCTGCAGTTCTTCATCTTCATTTATATATAACTTTGTAGGTACCCCTTCAAAGTCTTGCTTTAATGATTGGAGTTTATCATAAGCCTTCTCCTGCTCATCTTCACCCCAATCATCTATACCTTTATCAAGTATTGGTATGTCTGTCATACTATCCCTCTGTTGTATCTATTACTATATTACAAGTT